AAAAAAAAAAACACCGTCAAAAACGTCTACAACGTCTACAAGTACATAAAAACATTGAAATAACAACGTTTTAAGCTGTTGACGTTCTTAAAAACAACGTCTACACAACGTCTACAAAATAGAGTTGGAAGGAGGTGAATAGATGGAGATAGCATTCAACTATAAACAAAGTAAGCGGAATTTAAAAAAAGAAATTGAAAAATATATATTGTGCAGCATGATTATTTTCAAGCAAACACAAATTAAGTTTGATAAAGATTTTATTTTAAGTGACCCTATAGGGCATTCACCCCCCTATACTGAAGAATTATCTTTTTTACAATCCTTCAATAAGGTTGTTAATAGCTTACCAAGAGAAGGAAGAGAAATTTTTATTAGATCCTTTCTTTTAAGCGAGTCTAATATTAAGATAGGCGAAATTCTAGGGTTTAGTGAGTTTTCTATACGAGATAGAAGAAAAGAGGCTTTAAAAAATGTTTCTATTCTCTTAGGTTGTGCAGAATTTGAAAGAAGTGGTAAAAATTGACATTACAAAATTAAATATAAATTTTTCCAGGACACAAAGGAATGTTGAGAGAAAAATTATCCAATACATTAATGATAAGACACGACTATTTAAAAAGAATAGTGAAAGAATAACCAGCATGCTAGATACACCGCCAACAAAAAGCAATAAGCTTTACAACTCCAAGATTGAGAAAGTTGTTTTAAACCGACTCCAATCAGAAGAAATTGAACGATGTGAACAATTTGAACAATGTATATCTTTACTAAGTAAAAAAGAAAAACAGTTGATAGAGATGCACTACATTGAAGGGTTATCTATAAAACAGATAATGAATAAAAATCATTTAAGCAAAAAAAGTATAGATAAAATCTTTAGGGAAACAATCATAAAAATTGCAACGTATAGCGGATGCCTAGTTATAAATAACGATCTTCTAAAAAGGGGTGAGTCAAGTGCCAAAGAATAAAGAAGACAAAGTAAAAGAAACGAAATATCACAAAAGTATTTCAAAAGGAGATGTTGTAACTAGTACAGTACAAGGTTTATTTAAAGGGAGAAAAGGAAAAGTAGTTGGAGAATTTAACAATGGATACATTCATAAAGTATTAGTTGAACTTGATACAGGGCACTCGTTTTGGACTATAAAAAATAATCTAATGTATTATGAAGATTATTTTAGTATATTACGACTTTTAAAATAATAGAAAAGAAGGTGAAATGTATATGCCCAAAAATGAAGAAGATATTATATACGGAACTAATTATCACAAAAGTATTACAGTAGGGGACAAAGTAACTAGTTTAGTGTATGGATTCCATAGAGGAGAAAGAAGTACTGTAATTAAAATAGGTCAGTGTCAATACGGATATTTTACAAGATTATTAATTAAAACTGATAGTTGGCGACAATTTTGGTCAGAACAACAGTATTTGATGTATTGGGAAGATTATCAGAAATATATGAAAAAATAAAACCAAAAGTAAAGAGGATTAAGTATGACAAAAAAACAAACGAAAAACAAAAAAGATAATAAAGCAATAGAACAACAATTAGAAACTAAACGAAAAGAGGAATTAAACATGACAAAAACATTAGATGAAATCCAAATGAATTTGAAACATTATTATCAAATAATAAGAATGAAATCAACGCAGTTACTGAAAAATTAGAGATGAAAAAGAATGAAATGGCAGCTTTACAATCTCAACTAAAGAAAGCTGAAAAAGATATTAATCTTGATAAATTTGAAAAGGTAAACAAAGAAATTTGGGTTGTAAAACAAACTATTAAAATGTTAGAAACAAAATTAAATAGTCTAAAAACAGAGCCACTCATTACAAAGGAACAGTTTATTAAATATGAAGATGAAATCCAAAAAAGTTTTCAATTTGAAAGAACAGAACCTAGAAAAACCTTTGAAACATTAAAGCCAACTTTAAAAAAAGCAATTGTTAAAGAGATGAAAACTCGAGTGAAAGGACATCAACTATTAGATGACTTAGTACGCACGCTTATAAAAGATAATAGAGAATATTTCAGAACAGAAAATGGAGCCTATAGAAGTTTGGCTTCATCACTTGAAAATGATAACACCACTCTTAGTTATGAAGTGCAAGATTTTGCAAAACATGCACTAGATTAATGTTATATAACGAAAAATACCACACTGCCTCCGCCAAGAAACAAGTGTGGTGAGTCTCAAAAATCACCCTAAAACATGCATGAATTTAACACAATGAGAAAATGTAAATTCAAAACACAAAAGTTTAATAAATGTTATTAAATCAATAGTTTAGAGAACCACTTGAATTTAACACAATGTAAGATATGATAAATTCAGAGGTACCACAGAATAAGGGGAAAAAGGGGGATTGAAATGCCAAAAAAACACAATGAAAGCCTTAGAAGTGATGCATATTTCAGAAGTATAGAGGTAGGAGATGTAGTAACTACAACTAAGAACGATTATAGACGAGGAAAACCCTCAACTGTCATTGCTGTAGGAAAAGTATCATTAGATGAATACCTTAGACTAAAGGTAGAAACTTGCGACAAAGAAGAATTCTTTGTATCACAACAAGACCTGGTATATTTTGAAGACTACCCCCTCCTATTCCCGTACTGATCACATAAAAATAATACCGCCCTCTATAAATGAACCGCCATTCAAATTATAGAGGGCGATTTATTAACCAGGTATACATACTAATACAATGAAATATATTTAAAACTATGAGTTTTAGTATTAAAATAAACAATAGAATGATACTATCAAGCATTATCCTCTTACTTAAGCTAAAATAGTGCTATATTCTTTTCAAAGTGAATTTGAGTTGATTAGAAATTTTTTTCATAAATTTTTAGAGAAGGCAAACACAGAGAGTAATAAACAATATAGTTACAAGATAGTAGGTATAGGTGGTAGGAGTGGGTAGGAGAGAGGCAGCATAGATACATCTATAAAACAGAAAAAATAAAAAATATTTTTTATTATTAAATAACTATCAACAAACAGGTACAGGGACATCAACAGGTACAGGGACATCAACCAGCTCCATACATAGGGGGGAGGGGACCCTACCCAGACCCTTTGACGACCTCCCAGGCAGTATTGTACAAATTTTCTCGCGGGAAAATCATTTGAAGGAAATAACTACTAATAGTAAAGGGTCTTAAGAGGTATAGAAGTACAAATAGATCCGTTATAAAAAGATGAAACTTGTTTGTAGATGTGTAAAAAAAGAAAAGTTAGCTTAGGCGCCGGATAAAAATCCTTTTGGTGCCAAACCAACTTTTATTTTAATAAAATTATACCCTATAAACTATTATTTTATCAAGAAATAAAAAAAAGAAAATTGAAAGATAAAGCGTATGAAAGTGTCTTAAATGAAAGGATAGAACTATGGATAATAATGTATATGAACGTTTGAAGTATTTTTCAGATACTCTTTTGAAACGCTATGAAAAACAATTCAACGTTTCTTTAGAAGATGCTATTTTTTTTAATCCTGTTAACATAGCACAATACCCAGAAGAAATAGAAGAAGCTATTGAACGACTAGAAAATTCTTTAAAAACAGGAATTCCATTAAATGAAGATGATATCCAACTGTATAATCCTGATGTTATATATTAATACTGATAACTCCTTTTTACTTTTGCCGTAGGGGTGGAATTGGTTTTTAGACTGACCCAGAAAGTGACCCAGATTCAAATTTATTCAAGTATACATTTATAATAGGTTCAATGCTAAAAATGTTGAAATAACAACGTTCATAAACTGTTGTAAAGTTATGTAATTTGTTATTTTTTAATGGACGAATTATTAGCACTATTAGAAGAAAAGAAAATTACATTTGATGAGTTCAGAGAAAGAGCTCTTGAAATCGGGGAAAAATACGATTAAGCATCTAACAAGAAGTTAGGTGCTTTTTTAATAATAAAACTTCCTTGAAAAAAGTTGTTAAACAGATTAATATTTAATTGTTATTGGGGAGTTAAAATTAGGTTTTAAAGGTGGGAGAAAGTATGGAAGATTTACCAAAAAGATTAGTAAGTAAAAGCATTGAAGCTTTTATTATCGGGCTTGAAATTTACAACAAACCTACAATAAAATATAGAATTGAAGGATTTAGTTTCTTTATTTGTAATGCATGGGAATTAATGTTGAAAGCGGAATTATTAAATAGGAATCAATCGATTTATTATAGAGATAGTCCAGAAAGAACTATCAGTTTAGAAGCAGCAGTCAAAAAAATATATTCTGATAAAAATACTAGAATTCGACTGAATTTAGAAAGAATTATTGAGCTTAGAAACATAAGTACTCATTATATAACAGAGGATTATGAATTGAAATATGCCCCATTATTTCAAGCTTGCGTTTTGAATTTTGTTAATGAAATTAAGAGATTTCATTCTAAAAATATGATGGAATTTATTCCTTTAAATTTCTTAACAATTTCAACTAATTATGAATCTCTATCAAATGACCAGATTAGGTTGAAGTATTCTCCAGAAATTGCGGAAAAATTGATTAGACAATCTAATCAACTTGATGTTTTAACTACAGAATATGACTCTGATAAATTCGCTATAAATATTAGACAAAATCTATTTATAACTAAAAATCGTTCGAATGCTGACTTTACAGTAGCAATTTCTAAAGAAGCAAACTCAAAGGTTGCAATTGTTAAAGATTTAAAAGATCCGTCTAACACACATAAATATACTTTTGCGAATGTTATTGAAGCAGTCTCTAATAGATTAAATAAAATGTGTATAAATTTAAATTATCATAATGGATTTAACCAATATATTTTAAGACTAATTATTGATTTTTACTCAATAAAACAGGAAAGCAAATATGCTTATTGCCATATAATAGGAAAAAATAATCAGTACACTTACTCAGAAGCATTTGTTGATTTTATTGTTTCAGAAATAGAAAAAGACCCTCAACATTTTGTTGAGAGTCTAAAAAAGAGTAAAGTAAAAAGATAACCCCAGGCACATAGGAATGCTCATCTAAAAGACTACCCCTTTCTGGGACCCAGCGTTTTTCCTTCACAAGTTATCTTTATTACTAATATTATATAACTCTAGATATATATTTACAACTCTTTTTACTTAATTTTAAAACTTTTCATTCATACCGTGAGGGTGGAAATTTTGACCATCAAAATGACCATCAATCAGATTATTTATAGTTAAATACTGTAAGGTGATTAATTTCAAAAAGGTTATCATATAAGCTTATGTTAAGTATTGTAAGTTAATATAAAACGCTTTTTTTAATGGAAGGTAGCGTAGGTTAGTTTATAGTAATACCCTAGAAACATTGATTTAACAACGTTTCTAGGGTTGCTTTTTTTTTTTTTTTTTTTTTAAAGTACCCGAAAAAGTAAC